ATTTCGTAGATACAGGCTTCACTTGAACCCTCACCCATTTTTTCGTTAAATGACTTAGTTGTTTCAGGTTTTGTATCCAATGGGATACGACCACCCAAATCTTCGCCAAAGCGTTCAACAAGGGCAGGTCTACCAAGATAAACTTTTCTCCATACGGCAGTTACTTCTTCCCAAGTCCGAGCAATTGTATGACCAAAGTCTCTCCAAGCTACATAGTCTACAGGCGCACATTCGTACTCAATACGTTCTTGATCTTCACGAAACATGCCGCCTTCAGTCTCGGCTTCGTCTATATCTTCTGTAATCTGAAAGCCGTCATCTGGTTCATCTTCAGTTTTGCCACCTGTAATATGAGGTTCATAACGTACCCAAGATGTACCACGACCACCCAGTAATCGATCAAGAACTGCTGATTTCATAGACGAGTTGTAGTCACCATAATGCTCAATTTCGTACTCTAAGGCACGTTCAAGCATCATTGAGGCTACCCTACCTACTGGATCATTATCTCTAAACCTACGGCTTACATCAGGTCTAGGAAGCCTAGCAAAGATGGCAGGAGTAATGGTTTGTACGTTTGACCACAGGATATTAAACTTAGCATTAGGATTGTTACGACTGCGACTGTCATCACGATACCGTTTGACGATTCTATCGCTACGATCTTCCCAAGCCTTATAAGTTCTCTCGTACTGGGCAATACAGTTGTACCAATCTTGGTATGTATGTTCCATATTTATATCCTACGGTGCGTTATTTTTGGTGTTTCTTTCCACATTTCATTAAGTGTTACGTCTGTTTCTCCGACACGAAGTCCTTTAATGCGATTATCTTTGAGGATAGGAGTTTCTTCATCTTGCCAAACGATGCTGAGATAGCGCATTGCATCACTAGAATGACTTGTCCAGTCGTGTTTTGGGCGATCCCTAAAAATCTTTTTATCATCATCCCATTCCCTTTGATATTGACGCAAACATTCGATGAGTTCTTCTGTCTTATTATCGAACCAACAGCGAGTTAATGCAAGTCTTGTTGCTTGTATTCCATCCTGAATTGACAGATTTGGTACGATTTTTAGATGTTTTATGTCAATTTTTGCAGAAATTTGTTCGATTATGCTCTTACCGTTACTTGCTAGTGTTTTTGCACGAGCGTCATGGGGTAGCCAATGAGTGCCATATTTGTACCCATATTCTTCTTCTTTTTGTTGAAGTAATCCTATATAAAATGGGATAGGCTGACCATTAGATGAGTGATGATCGAGAATTCTTATCTCACCGTATACAACCTGAAACCATATAATCGCAGTCGAATCGTTGAAACCTAAATCCCAAACGGTAAAACAAGGGAACATCGGATCGTATTCAATATCGGTAATACGGTTCAGGTCGGTGATTCTACGAAGTTCTTGCCCATAGTAAGCACCAATGATGGCAGCCTCAAATGATACTAAGAATTCTTGTTCATACTGATTGGATGACATTGACTGCTGTGCATCTAATAGTTCGTTTTGTGGGATTAGTCCTGACTGGTCAGCTCTGAGTATCTTGGTGTACCAACTAGGGTTCTTTTGAGCTTCATTGTAAATATCATAGAAAGCATTGTGACCTTTAGGTGTGCCAATAAATACCGCCCAAGTCTGATAACCATTTAAACCGTTACGATCTGTCAGCAATGGTCTAACAATCTCACCCCATAATCGAGGTTTCATGTCAGCATACTCGTCTAGAACCACTCCATCAAGATATAAACCTCTAAGATTATCAGGATTATCAGCACCAAAAAGTCTAATTTTTGCTCCATTTATAAGTTCCACCCATAGTTCTGATTGATTAGCCTTAGCAATAGCAGGTTCAGCGTACCTTAAAAGATAATCCCAAGCAATGTTTTTAGCCTGAGCGTAGTAAGGTGCTATGTAAGCGTACCTGCCGTCAGGTTTGTTTTCGCTGATTGCCCTACGAATAAGATCACAAATAGTCGCTACGGTCTTTCCTGCACGTCTGTGACAGACTAAGACTGCCCAGCGTTCCTTACGGTAATGAAAGTCTAAGAAAGCGTCACGAGCTTTATAATCAAACTCATGGACAACTTCGGTTAGTCCTTCCATTTAAAGATATGGACAATAGGTTTTTCAGCATCACCGACCTGTTCGACTCTAGCTAGTTTAGGCACATGGTACTCAGCTACTTGCATGAAACAATCAAAGGCTACTTTAGGGCCTAGCTTTTCATTAGCAGCGATGTCATCAAGCCATTCTTGTAGTTTGTGTGAGTTACCGTCCACAAACTTAGCAATCGCTTCTCTAGCGAGGGCTGTTGACTTATTGGGGACACCTGCAACACGTCCACCTGTTTTCTTTCTATTTGTTTCTACTGTAGATTCCATATCTGCTCTAAGGTGTTAGTTAAGATATATTAATTCTACTCTATTTTCTTGATTTGTTCTTCTAGTATTTCTTTACGAGTAACAGGCTTACTGTTCTTTTCTAGTATCTTGACTTCTTTAGGATCAAAGACTACAAAGTTAGATGTTTGTTTAGGTTTTATGCCATACACTTCATTAAGTGCATCTTTAAGTTCTTTAACATTAGCATTTTTGTATGCTTGTTTCATGCCACTTAATGCGTCATCTAATGTGTAATTATGTTTTTTAAAATCGTTTCCAGCATGAATATAAGCAATATCGCCTGAATATTTTGGAACATCTCTACTTCCTTCATCTAAATAACGTATCCCTTTGATGCCAAGTTTATTCATACCTTCACTTGCAAAATCAGGATTATTTCCTCTGTATTGTTGATATAACCTGTAAAGTTGTTGACCATTCATATTAGATAAATCAGCATCAGGAGATATTTTTTTAATTTTAACCAATAATTCTTTTGCAACATTTTGTACGGAGTTTGATTGTTGATTTATAGGCTTATCCCAGTCAAGCATATTAGGTATGTCTTTATCAGGTATATCAACTTTGTATAGATTGCCTGTTGTTTCTAAAGGATTTTTGTAAGCACCTGATTCTAAATAACCTAAAGTTTCTGTTAATAATTTTTTTTGTTCGTGATTAGGATTGCTTTCCAATACAAATTTAAGATCATCTGCGGCATATTTAGGGTCACCAGCTAGATTAGCAAGCCTTTGTGCATTTGCGTGGGCATTTAACCTACCTTGATTGGTTATATCTCGGTTAGATAAGTTTTTGGCATATTCACCAGCTACGCTTGGGTTTTCAGCAAAATACATACCATGCCCATAAGCCTGTGCGCCTTCACCAGTACCAACTTTGCTTATATCAAACGCACCTTTAATCTCATGTGGTGTGCCATGATAAGCAATCATATTACCTATGGGTAAACCCTTAGTAGCTTCAGCACCTGCTCGCAGTAAAGATGGCATTGCTGGGCTTAAGACTCCACCCATCATTTCATGTGATTGACTGCCTTGATAGTCAGGAGTCATTCTAGGTACTTTAGCGAGGATTTCTTCGGAAGTAGGCATAAACCTATTACCAAATGTGTTCTGCATTGTTTCAGGGGCTATTTGTCGTGCAGTTTGACTAACATCACCAGCAAATGCAGGTATTGTAACTAATCCACCACGACCCATTGATTCAACAACGCTAGGAGTAACTTTTGCTACGTTTTGTATGCCCTGACCTACTTCTTGCCAAGACTTAGGGTTTTTTACACCACGCAATAAGTCGGCAAATGTTTGCCCTAAAGACGGTTCATTAGGATCGTATTCAGGGTAAGCCATTACTTGACCTCTTTATCCAAGTCTTTAAGTTTATTGGCTAACTCAGCTCTGCGTTCTAAACGGAGTCTTTGGTTCTTTTCTAGCGTAGATTCTTTATGAGGTCTAAGCAGAGCGTTTTCTTTTGGGTACTTATGGTTCATGTGTTTCATTACATTTCTGCCATTTCTGATTTTTTAGACTCTTTTTCAGTTTCGCCAGTTTCCTCGCTAGACTTCATGTGCTTTTTATAAGCAGCTTCAATCGTATTCTTACGGTTCTTAGCCTTGTCTTGCACAGATAATGCAATAGCAAGAGCCTGAGCTTTAGGACGACCTGTCGCTTCCTCAGTTTTAATGTTTTCACCAATTGCTTTAGGACTGGCTGATTTAATCAATGGCATATTAACCTTTAAATTTTAGGAGGTAGACGGTGGTATCGATTTCTTGTGCGATGTTATCAATTAACTGCACAATCTCGGATTCTGTAGGTAAATCATTTCTAGCGTCTTTAACAAAGCGTTGTAGTGACTCAAGGTAGCTTAAAGGTGTACCTTTAGGTAAGTGATAACTATCAGGAAATGTTTTAATGTTGCCGTAACATCCGAAATATGCCTCAGCTAATTGATCTGTGAGTTCGATAATGTTCTCGTAAAATTTACCTAAAGTTTTGTGCTGTGCATAGGATGGAGTTGACCAGTGCATAAAATGCGAATTGGTTGATGAGTGTAGCAGGGTGGCAAGAAATAATGCCATTGATTTTTCCATAAAAATCTCCTATTTAACACCTAGTATAAATGAATTTGGATCATTCCACCAATGTTTTCATGGATTTCTACGGTTATTTTTTTGAAGCACCTGTCATCAATCTCAAGGGCTAAACACATTCCATCAAGTCCTGATTTGATACTTGCAAGCATATTATCTAAGTCCATGTGTCTGCGATTTGGCTTATAAAAGACGATGTGCAATTCTTTATAGTCACCAGTCGGTATCTTAGCTTCTTTAGTTAACCAAAAGCACAGCTCTTTATAAATAGCCTTGTGCTTGGCTTTTACATGATAGTGTGCCGATGAGTTAGGGTTAAGTTCTTTGCTATACCAAGGTAGGGTTAACATTTAATAATTCCAATGTTCGTTCGAGTAAGGTTTGCTCGTCAATTCCATAGCGAGTTTCGAACTTTTTTCCAAGCGTGTGAATACCACTATTGCCCCGATGGTGTTCAGGACAGAGGCCGATGATGGGTGCAAGACTCCTTTTTCCACCATACCGTCTGATATGATGGATTTCGCATGGCGTATCATCGTATCCAAGGACGATTTTGCATAAAATACATCCCAGTCGTGCAACTTTTCCATAATATTCTTTTTCTGATTTTGTCATAAAGTAAACTTTTCAATCTGACGATTGTTAGCTGATGATGTTTGCCATGCTTGAAATCGCATCTTAGCAGATTCCAATGCCCATTTCAAAGATTCAACCTGTTCTGTGGCTGCACCTATACCGTTACATAGTGACTGATACTCCTCAGAAGCGTACGCATCCATCTCTTTACCTGCCATTGAGGTTTGGGTACT